TTTGATCAAGGCGTTGGATGCAGTCAAGAAGAAGAATGACGAGTTAGACAATGCAGAGCCAGACGATTCGTACATCGAAACGGAGTGGGTGCTCACGAAGATACATCCGGAGCCAGAAGGCGATAAGACAACGGCAAGGGCGAACGGATGTGACATCTTCTACAAAGATCCTGTGTTGGCAGACTGGAAGTTGAAGGTTTGGGCGCCAGAATTTCGAGAGGACCCGACTATGCCGATACTCAACAGGCTGTGGAAGAAAGCAGGTGCGATGGTGATGACGATGACAGAGACGACAGTCACGGTGCCCATGGCCGTGGTGGTCGAGGAGACGTCGCACTTCACCACGTGTAGCTACAACAAATCCCTCGGGCAGACAGTTGCGAGGGCGTGTCAGGAGAACACCATGACAAACCTACCTGTGTCAGCCTTGGAAGCGCGCAAGCATGCCGCTCGAATGGCACACGACCTGATCCTGCGGGGACTCCAGAACGATAGGGCTGTTGAGAGATGGGATCATGCGCTCAGACAATGGGTGGTGCCGGCAAAAAACTTGGCATCGACCTCATGGCGGGGGGACCTGGATACAGTCGGCTCTGGCTCACTGGTTACCATGTAAGGGATGAGAGAAGTCGTATCCCATTCCCGACGACCGTGAGGGATGATCTACGCATCAGGAAATTCACAAGAACGCACTATGTTCCGAGACAACTTATGGCGCGTTCACTGGGGCCAGTTTTACGAGGTTCGGCCCCAGTTGTACCATGTGCAAATGATCCAGAAGACTATCTGTGGGGCGTGCTTAAGCGAGTAGGTATGAAAACGCCTGATTTCGCAGCGTACCACAAGAGGCCATTGCGGGAGTATGTACGAAAATTGTTGTATGAAGAATTTGAACCACTACCCGCTGACACCGACCTAACCAAAGTCCACTGGCTGAAGAAGACACATTATTCGCTCAAGAGGAAGATGGAATTGTTGAATGTGGATTGTACAAGGCCAATGACAAAGAGGGACTACGTGAATAAGAGTTTCATCAAGCAAGAGGTTCTCGCAGACTTCAAGTGTCCGAGGATCATAAATTCACGAACAGACAGGTTTAAGGTGGAGACAGGGCCGATTTTCAAGGCAATCGAAGAGAGTGTTTTTAAGTCGCACTATTTCATAAAACATGTGCCCGTGTCACAACGAATGGAGCACATTGTAAAATTACTCAAGCGGCCGGGCTGCCGCTATTGTGCGACTGACTATTCATCTTTCGAAGCCCACATGACGCCCGAGATACTGGAAATGATCGAATTCCAGTTGTATTCGTATATGACCAAGAACCGG